GTAAGATTCTGAATGTAGAATGGTTACAATTTTATGAAAAGAAAGACTTGCCCAATGATTTAATTGTTTATCAGGGAGTGGACTTGGCAATCTCTGAAAAGGAAACTTCCGATTATATGTCAATCTGTACGGTAGGATACTCCCCATCAAAACAGATCGTCTATGTTCTGGAGTTCTGGAGAGGACATCGCACATTCCCTGAACAAATCGGGATGATTGAACGATTTGGTAATAAATGGGACCCCATACGGATAACTATCGAATCTAACGCATACCAGAATGCAATGATACAGTACCACCACGCTGTCAATATGTTACCCGTTGTGGGTTCCCCAACTACAAAGGATAAAACAACAAGGATGCTTGCCATTTCTCCACAGATCGAGAATGGTAAAATTCTATTTAACAGAGATATTCCTTATTATGAAAATTTTGAAGAGGAATTTGTACAATTCCCATATGGAGCGCATGATGATACTTTGGACAGTCTGGAAATTTGTGTAAGACCTATTTTTCAGGTTGGTCAGATACATATTGGTGATTGGTCAACTGGTAAGGATGTTGCAGGAGAAAAAGGATGGTTTTCAATATAAATGGTTTAGTAGAGAGATTACGGGATTTCAATCCCAATCGTGTCAAGCACTTGGAAAATCAATTGGCTAAGACAAGTAACGAATTGGACAAGACCATGCAAATGGTAGAAAAGCCACAGCATAATGTATATAGCAGGGAGATCGGTATCCAGCACATGAATCTGCCTTTGCGGATTCGTGATATATACAATGTGGCTGCCTTCAATTCAGTATTACGTACAGCTATTCATAATATAAAGAGTGAAATTTTCAGACAACCCCCAGTGTGGAAGGCAAGGTTTGTCAGAAAGTGTAGTGAATGCGGACACGAACACATGAAAAGTGTTGATAAGTGTGAGGCGTGTGGAAGTACATCCCTGCAAGAACCGGATATCAATCAGACCGCCCGATTTGAGGAATTTGTACAGAATGCAAACAAGAATGGACAGACTTTGAAGGAAGTCCTAAAAGAATGTGAACGTGATCTTGAAATTATCGACGATGCCTATGTCGTGCTTGTCAAGAGTTATGCTGTTGGTAAAGATGGCATCATGTATGAAAGAGTCAACGAGATCATCCGAGGCAACCCAGAAAGGATACGTATCGTGTCCAACGACAGGGGCGAGATCGGTGGTAAATGGTGGGTGTGCCCCTTACACCGTGAACCCAAATTTGAAACTGAAAAAGACCCCATGAAGCGTAAACATGGTAAAGTTTATGAAAATCCTGGGCATTGTGAAATCTGTGGAAGAAAACTTTACGAAGTACATCATGTATCAATAATGGGTACCGATGCTTCCGCAGCAGCCGAACAATACTTTATTGAAGGCGAGATTATTCATGGTTCCAAATACAGTCCATCCCTGCTTTATGGTTACAGTCCGGTAGTTTCCCTCTGGAAGGAAGCTTCCACCCTGCTGAACATGGCAAATTACATTAACGAGTATTATAAATTCCAGCGTACTCCCAAAGGTGCCATCTTCATCAATACCATGAATCCGGAATCCATGTATAAGAAATGGGATGAAATCAATGAAAGAATGAGAGTTGATCCCCACTACATACCCATGATTGCTACGCAGGGAGATTCCAATTCCAAGAACAGGGCGGATTTTGTAAAATTCTCCGATACCCTGCAGGAAATGGGATATTCAGAAGGCAAGGATGAACTTCGACAGAGGATTTCTGCATTCTACGGTGTTACCAATATACTTATGAATGATGCTACGTCATCGGGAGGCAGTAATAATGAAGGACTCCAGATCAAAGTGACTGATCGTGCGGTAGAAACTGGACAAAATGTCTGGAACGAGAAATTCTTCCCGAAACTCATGAAAGCATTCTCCATAACGGACTGGAATCTTGTACTTCAACCCAACGAAGAAACTGACCAGATGAAACGTATTCAACTGGAAACTTCCAAAGCCCAGCACGCACAACTCATGCAACAGATGGGATTCAAGGTAACACTGGATGCGCAGGGTGAATTTGAATATAGTGGAGAAGCCATGGACTTATCTGCACAACAGGAAGAAATGATGGGAGAAGACGAAATGGGTGAAGGTGATCCTGAATATGATGATGGGATGGTGAATCCGGATGAAGAACCGGATGACCTTTTCATGGATGCCGATGATGAAGCCGAAGGCGGACAATATAGAGAACTCTTCTTCGATGCCGAGGAGGATGGTAGAAAAAATAAGAGTGACTCCTCACCTATAACTATTGATGGGGAGTTAACAAAGACAGTACCATGGAGAAGGAGTGCCGCCAACGGTTATAGAAAGATCGAAATTACCAGACGAGATGGAGAAAGACAGGCAGTCTGGGTAAAGATGCATTCTGATAGGGAACTTGGTCAAAAACGTGATGGAGAATCCATGGATACCCATGAACTGTTTGGTGAAGACAGAGATAGATGGAATATCCAGCGCAGACCATCTGAAGAAATTAAGAGGGATAACTACTCTACCAGATGGGAGCAGGAAGAAGGCGTCAAGAATAAGGAGACTCCACTACCACCGGAGAAAGCCAAATTGAGGACAACATTCCAAGAAGCTCATAATGATGTGGTCGTCAATATAATAGGTAGGGATGCCGACCAGATGAAAGAAACCGTGGAAGATGATCCTTTGCAGGGGCATATGGCAGCCTTCAATCCGGACACCAAAGAGTTGAATATTGATAGTAATATTACAACCAGCCAGATGAAGCAGGTTTTCGAGAAATATCATGATATGTTGAGGAAGCAAGATGAAGAATCTAAATGATATGAAACGAAATGTGAAGGCGTGGGAGCGTGAGCACAAACCCTCCAAAAACCCTTCTCCTCATGAATCACCAAAAGAGGAACCCGCAAAGGATGCACCCATCAATCAACGGGAACAGGCTAACCAAAAGGTGGAAGAGAATAAAAAGAATATTGAAGCCAGAAGAAAGATTGGTGCCAATAAACGTAAATATAATGAATTACGTAGGAAAGTAAATTACAAAGAACAGAAAGAGAATATTGAAGCTGGTAAGACTCCCGTAGGAAACAAAGAAGAGTACAAAAAACCTACCAAGGGGCATGATCTGGTAGAGGCTGCGAAGCCTCGACATAAATTGGCAGATTACAGGCAACCTGCATGGAACAAAGGTATAAAGAGGGAGATGGTTCCGGAAGGCAAGTATATAAAACATCAAATAGATGCTCAAGGTAGAAGAAATGTAAATTTTGCCAATACGCCTCTTCCTAATGATGCCAAGGATGCCGACGGAGCCAAACGTGCCCGACGTGTGAACGATGATATTCAGGAACAACAGGCAGAACGTGCTCATATGGATAGGGGCATGCGTGGAATGGGTGAACAAGCCAAGCGTCGGTTGAATCCGGACATCAAAGACCTTATCGTGCAGGGTAAGAAAGAACTGGATGAATTAACGGACAAAAATCTGGAAGATGATGATGGGCGTGCCATGAAAGAATGGGCAGAAGATATGAAAGAGACTCTGCTCAAGTTCGGTCACGATGAACTTGCCGAACAGGTACCAGACCCCGAAGATACCGAAGCCATGCAAAAATTTGTGAAACTTGCTTATAAAAGGGCAGGTTTTCACTATCCCACACCTATTCCGGACTTGGAAGTTGGAGAAATTACCAGAAGCGATGGTGTTACTCAAAGAGTTTACCATATTCCCAAATCTCCGAAAAAGGACAAATTAAAAATTAGACCTGGATTTGTGCAGGAAGACAGGGAACGCCCTCATGGACACGAAGGTAGGGATGATAATGTAACACAAAGAATCTGGAAGAAGGATGAAGATTTCAAAATTAAGAATGTAATAAATCAGGGAGACTGGAAATTTGATCCTGATCAGCAGATTACAAAAGTCACCAAGACAAAAGGAAATCAGGGATTTGAATTTGGTGGAGTGAATCCTTCTGCATTAGTTACATATGAAGATGGTTCCCGTGCCTTCTTTAAATCCGAACAAGAACATGAACATTTTGCCATTGATCCTCAACAGAGAATGAGAAATGAATATGGTGTATCCAAATTCTTCCACCAGAACTTCTCTGATAAATTTTCTTTTAATATTCCAAGGTCTAATATCATTTCTTTAAACAAAATAGATAATGAAGAACTTATAGATATACTTGGAGTAGAAGAGGGAGAAGTTTTAAGGAATGAATTTATAAATGGATATCCCATAGATATTATCCATGATAAAGAATTCATTGATAAAGTGGATGAAAAAGGATTAATTGAATCTGTAATCTTCAATTATGCTATAGGTAATAGTGATTACCATGGTGGAAATGCCTTAATAGATGAAGAAGGCAAAGTGAATGTTATAGATACTGCTTCATCAATACTTTCAATCCTTGATCCGGAAGAAGAAGATATTGAATTTAATCTATCTGATAATACTCTCCTGTGGAATTATCTAGATAATGTATATGATGGAGAGATAGAAGTAGATGATGAAACGGTGCGGGGTTTTCTGGATGAAGAAGACATACAGGAATACATTAAAGATTCTATAAATACTCTTCTGGAAATGGAACCGGAAGAATTTGCAAGAAACCTTTTACAAAACACCGAACTTTCTGATGAGGAATATGAAAAGAAAGCCGGAATTATAAAAGAAAATCTTGGTGTTTTAAAAAATTTTGTTCTGGAAGAAGATGAGGAAGAACAAGAAAAATGGAACGAATGGTGGCAGACTGTAAGGGAAGATAGACTTGCTGAATATAAAGAACAACAAGCCAAAAAAGATGCAATAAAAGAAGAAAAAGAAGGCAAATTCAGTGATGATGAAGATTTGCAAGCCATTCTGGAAAGGGTGGCTGCTGGTGAATCTGCAGAAGAGGCAATGGAAAGTCCGGAGGAACCCGCAAATAAAGAACCCGAACACAATATTGCAATGCCCAAGCCAGTAAAAACCAGCGAATACACCATGCAAGACCTCTTCAAAGAAAATCAAGCAAGAAGAGCCGAAGGTCTGGAACCTCTAAATTCAATTGAAGAACTTGCAGCAAGCAAACTCCCTAAACCTACGGAAGAAGCAGTGATTTCCGAGGACGAGGAGAAGGGTTTCCAAGAGTGGGCAGAACAGAACGAGCCACCAAAGGTTAAATTGGGTGCTATTCCGGAAGAAGAATTCCAAAAATTGATTGATAAGGGTATTCTTGCACCGAAACCCGAAGATGAAAATGAAGAATCTTCTTCAAATTTCCAAGAAGAGCCCACGGAAGAGCCAAAAAAAGAGTCCGACCAAAGCGTCGTAGAAGCTTTTGAAAACGCAAAGCGGACGACAAAAGAAGCTCCCAGACCTATCTCTGACAAAGGCAAGCGCTCTGCAAACACCCTCTTCATGGAAGATGCAGATGATGAACCGCACAAGATACAGGGCTGGAAGCCCAATACTAAATAATCCTTATCCTTATAAATGAGGTAATAAAATGGGTAGAATAGCAGTAATTTCAATGGTAGGAAATTCAGGTGAATACGAGGATGTTGCTATAATTGCACAAGATGATTATGGTGAATTCTCTGTTCACGGAAGAGATAAAGTTATAAAGAAGAGTCTCGAAAGAGATGTTAAGAAAGGAATCAACTTCAAAGGGCACACATGGAATAAGGACAACCTTATTGATGGGGTGCTCGTCAAATATAACAGACCACCACAAATACAAGTAAGAGAGGATTAAAAATGCAACTATGTACAGATGCAGGCATGAGAAGTAATGGAAAACCATTTACCGGACCGGATTATACACAAGCCCCGATAGCACCTCTTCCGATTCAAAACCCATCAAGGGAAGGAAAGGAAGACCCCAATGCTGGCAGGGAGACCGGAAATGTAATTGGTGGAAACGATCGCAATCTCGGTGTGCGTACCCAGAAACCCAACATGAACAGAATGATTGTGGGTACTTTGGGCATTGAACGTATAGACTAATTTACAAGGACAAGGATATGAGCTGGCAGGACGTAGAGCTCAAGTACATCTTGGAAATTGACGAGAAATATATCGATGCATTTCCAAAAAAGATGAAGGAAGCCATAAAGATAGGTATTCGTGAAATTGCCAGATTCATCAGGGATCAGTGGAGAGAGAACGTCCATAATTTCGGACTGGAAGTGAGTGGTACAGCATATCACTCTATCCGGTTCAGAAAGATAAACGATTTCAAATATAAAATCTTTTCCGATGGCACGGCTCCATATCTTAAATACCACGAATGGGGTGCTGGTGTCAGTCATGAACCAGACCCCCATGATCCTTTCTTTCCACCACCGGATAAAATCAGGCAATGGATTGAGGCTAAAGGTGTTTATGCATATGATGCCAATGGCAGACTTATAAATTCCAAACGTCTTGCCTTCTTAATTAGTAGAAGCATATTTAAGCGAGGATTATATCCAAAACCATGTTTCAGACCTGCAGTGGCTTCAGGCGAGCGGGTTTTCCGACAATATATTAATGATGCAATAGCTGAATATTACGGGTTGAAAAAATGAGCG